CAGCAGCCATTATCTGGTTTGCGGGAATCAAAGTGTCAGCAACTGTAAATGTTCCTTGTCCAAGTCCAGCAGTAGCGTTAGTAGTTACGTCTGTATATTTAATGTGTAATCTACCTTGTTCTGCCCATTTAATAAGGTCAGAATTAGAAGGCATCTCAGCACCTACCATTCTTAAGAAAGAAGAAAGAGTTCTGTTTCCATATCTCTCAAATTCCTTTTCGTATGTGTCTGGCAAATATTGATTTAAAAAATCAAAACTTGTCATATAGTTTGTTGCGGTTGGTACTCTAGTAGCACTTGGCTGTAGAGCAAACCCCGGTATATTTAAACTCATTGTTTTTTGTTTTTATTGTTTAACTTATTTATTTTTTGGTGACCTAATTGTCAATCCTCGCCTAGACGAGGGTGTCGCAGCCTTAACACTAAATCCTTGTTTAGATGTCACCTGCGGAGTTTGCCTCATATCTAAATTTATATTTTTAGATTTTTTAGCAGACTCATTAACAGCTGATGCCACCCCTTGCTCGTAAAAATACTTTGCGAACTTTTCAGGATTCATTGCCATTGACAACGACTTGTGATATCCAACTACATCCGATATCTCTCCTTGATCATTAGTAAACTTTGATATAAAGTTCATAATGTCAGATTGAGACTTCTTCAGTTCGTTGAAATCGCCAGGAGAATAAACATATTCTTTATCACTGATGTTAAACTTAAAACCTTTAAATTCTTCAGTAAACAATTTATTGGTGTTCTCCTGAAAACTCTCTGCTCTCTTTTGCATTAAGCTTTGAGTTTCCTTGGATTTCTCCACTTGTTCTTGATAAGCTTTAAACCTCTGCTGGTCTTCATCAGAAAACTTAGCGCCCATTGACTCAACAGGAACTTTATATTTTTCTTTTTGACCTTCAAAGTGTTTTAAAGCCTTTGCAAGTTCTTTTTTCTTATCTATACTTTTCTTTTTTATTTCATCTTCCGAATCAACTTCAGGGTCAGTTCCGAATCTAGAATTAAGTAAATAATCTATTTCTTCCTTGTCTAAGCCTTCTTCAACTTCTGAATAATACATAGATAATACTTGATCAGGACTTTCTTTACTATAATCTTTATTGATTTTAGCAAAGTCTTCAAATCCACGACCAGTCTCTTTTTTATACTGTAAGTAAGTCGCTACATCTGATGGTAACTCTTCTTGCTCTCTTTTAGCAAGTAGGTCATCAATAGAATTAACTTCCTTACTGTATTTCTCTCTAATAAATGAAAGAACTTCTTGTTCACCCATTTGTGGCTTTTCTTCCACTACAGGCTCTTCTTTAATTGGTTCTTCAGCTTTAGCAGGTTCCCCTACCCTAACTGCTTCTACCTTATTCTCTTCTACACTCTCACCACTTACTTCGGCTTCGTGCTTTTGTAACAACTCTTCCTCTACTTGCGCTTTTGACTTCTGAGGACCAGAGTCGTACTCTTTTACTTTAATTTCCATTTGATTTGATTTTTATGCAAAGTTACTAATAATTTTATTTATGTTATCGGGGGTCGAATTCAGCTAAATCAAACCCATCTAAGGTGTCTTCATTAGATTCAAAATTAACCGGAGGAAGCTTTTGTTGCCTCTGTTGAATAAGCTTTGATTGCTCTGTATTTTGTTGGCTTATCCTTTCAGACTTAGCATCTTCTCTTTTACTTTCTCTTGTATTAATAGCTGACTCCTCAACACCTTTTAACTGCATATTTAACTGAAACTCGTAAGTCATTAACTCTTGCTTAAGAGCAGCCTCATTCTTTAACTTTTCTATTTCAAAAGCTATTTCAGCCTGTTTAGACCTCATCTTCATTTCACCCTCCAACTGTATCTTTTGCATCGCTGCATCAGAAGCCATCTTTTGAGATTGGAACTGAGTTTGAGCAGTCATCTGTTGTTGCATAGCTGCAGCTTCTCTATCAGCATCTTGCTTTCTTTTTCTCTTAAGCTTTAATAACTGATTAGCCATTTTTAGATTTCTTACCTCTCTTATGTCAATAGCATCCTCTAAACTAATGTCATTCTTAGATAAAGCCATTTGAATGTTTTGCTCTAACATAGCTTTTTCTTCTTCATCAGGAGCCACTTCAATAAATATACCGAAGTCATATAAGTATAAGTCTTTAATATCTTCTATTCTCTTTACGTTGTATTTACCTATTTGATTAGCAAACTCTTCTTTAAAGTCAGCGTACTCTAATAAGTCAGCTATTCTTAAAGACAATCCTTCTGCTAATGTTCTACTGATATACAAACTACCTTCTAATATATGTCTAGTAGCTGTATTGGAATTAAGTGCTGCTAACTTCTGAACACCTACCAACGCATTCGGATCAGGAGTCGATCCATCCCTGGCTTCGTTTAATCCTGTCACCGCTCTAATCATTCCTAAGTAATGGTTGTAATTACCTATCAAAGCAGCCATTTTAGATTGACCGCTGCTAGTATTTAGTTGTTGTATTGGAACTCTTGCATTATTAAATTCACCATCTTGAGTATAACTTCTACCAACTACACTACCCGTTTGAAAGTACAGTCTTAATGCATCTTCTGGATTGTATGCTTGACCTGTCCCTAAGTCTACCTCACTCAATCCATCAGCATCTATAAATACACCATCCGGAACCATTTTTGCAACTACTTGCTGAAGCTTTAAATGACTTATTTGTATTTGATCTGCAAAAGGAATCATTCTTCTTACTAATGATTCAATATTACCTTTATACATTCTTGGAGCACAAGCCACGTAATTAGGCATAGCGTGTTGAGAAGCTGATTTAGGTCTGACCATATTTTCAGCCAATTCCCATTTTAACATAATGTTAGAGCCAGCGACCATTATACCTTCATACCAAACTTCAATAGTTTTTTCTACTCTTTCAAACTTACCCTCCTTCATCATTTCTTCAGGTGGATTAAAAGTATCATCTTTCTCAATTATTCTTTCGCCACCCCCGTCTAAAATCTTCTTTTTATAAACAAACTTCTTAGTAGTCTTGTAATTAAAATAAATAAGGGTAGCCGTGTCTTTAAAGAATAAACTATTCTCATAAAACCTATTTACATTGTAATAATCATACCACGTTTGACTGTATTGAGATATCTTTTTTAAGTCATCTCTAGTTAGGTCAGGATCAATTTTAATCAACTCTGCTATAGGAAGTGTTTTAACTTCTCCCCAGTAAAAACAATCTTTAAAGTGAGGATCTTCTGTGTAGCTATACACTACATTGGCGGGATCTACATAGTCTACTTGAACACCACTACCTGGTAAAAACTGATGTTTAGCCATACCCACTCCAAGAACCGTCATATCATAATCAATTCTTTTTTTAATATCTTGATAGTGATTCTCCTCTAATACTGTATTAATAGCTTCTTCTTCAGCAATCTCAATAGACGGTTTGTATTTTAATTGCATATGCAGCTCAAGCTCTTCATTGTTTTCAGGAAGCTCTTCTACATCCGTCATAAAAGGATCAATTCCAAATGACTGCTGAAAGTCGGTGAATATGTCTTTGTTCAACATATCTCTTTCTACCAGCTTCTGATACTTGTTTCTGTGTTCACTAGACAATGCATCTTGAGCATATGCCTTAACGTGAAACAATCTATTTGACATTCCGTTAACTACAATGTCTACAAACTTGGGAAGTATTGGAACTGGAGTCCAATCTAAGTTGAGGTAAGACAAGTCACCATCAACCGCTAGTTCATTCTTATACTTAGCAACAGATTGTTCTCCTCTTGCATATCTTCTTAATTGATTAAAAGATTGAAGTTGACTGTAATACCTACAGCTGCCTCCGCCTTTTCTAAACCATTCATACTGAATAGCTTGACCTACCTGTAATCCATATTCCATTGTTGCCTTGTCAGCATCAGTGGCAAATTGATCTGGAAAACCTGCGGGGTTTATTAATAATTCAACGTCTTTCATTTATTTCAGTAATTCGCTTATATTCCCCTTATTAGCATATCTTGCAAAGTTAATGCTTATTTTTGACTCTTTTTTGACAGGTGTATACAAATGTTTTTGGTTCGCCATTATAGCTAAACCAGAGCTTATGGAGGCATCAAACTTGGTTCTTTTATTGATGTCAAACCTAGCCCAATCTTCTAAAGTTCTAGTAAAATACATTGAACCCATTTCATCCATCTCCCTCATCTCATTAGTCATATCTAAACCTACATACTTTTCTACATAAGACTCAATAGCTGATGCGTGAGACTGCTTAACATCTTCAGAAGTATTAGGAATACCACCCAACTCTTTTTCTGTCTTAGATAGTTTATTGAATTGTTTATCTGGTCTATTCATACAAAAGCCTCTATATCCTCTGTTTTTAAAGTGGTATAATAACCTTGGCTTATTGTTTTCACAAAGTATAGGCATACCGTAAAATACACACGCCATCAATACTTCTTCAAAAAATATCTCTGCTGTTTGTGGTCTAGCTACATACTCCAAGAAAAACTCATTGCTTGGTGCATCATCCATATTAAATTTAGTCATCCCGTGTAAAGCTCCATTAGAACCTTTACCACCTACAGTTCCTGAAATATCATAACTATCACAACCAAAAGAACCAACGTGTTCATTTCCAGGGTAGTATTTACCGTTCCTTTGTTCTTTTCTATTTTGCAACTCGTATTTAGGCAACCAACTAACTAAAAATCTTCCTGATTTATTAGGACTCCATATTACTCTAGAATCCTTAACTCCATTCTCCCAATAAAAACTTCCTCTTGTTAGATACTTAGCCTTCATTAAGCCATCATTATAATCTATCTGCTGGTATATTTTAGTTAAGTTAAATAAAGACTGCTTACTCTCATCTCTAAATGCGTGAGACTCCGTTCTTGGAAACTGTCTGTAGAATTCATTTAAGGCATCTGCATCACTTTTTAAAGAGTCTACTTCATTCTCCCAGTAATTAATAGCTCCCGTAGTAATGTACTCACCATCGTTTCCCTGAACAGGTTTGTCTGGAGTTTTTAAAACAGGCATTCCGTATTTATCTATATAGCCTTCAAAATTCCACTCCATAGGAATGAATAAAGAATACAATCCAGATTTAGTTTGACCATTAGCATTTCTTTTTGATGGATCTGAGTCGTAGTACAGCTTCTTAAAATTAGCACCTCCTTTATCTAAAGCATTTGAAGTGGAGCCCATCATACACTTGCCAATAACTTTACTACCTAATCGTAAACAAGTTTTAGTAACACGCCAATTATTAAGTATGTTTTCTGGTTTTTCCCACTTACCACTTTCATCGTGAATAAGTAACTGTAGTTTTTCTCCATCATAAGAGTTGTCAGAAGTATTACGCCAATCTATAGTAGTATCTAATCCTTCTAACTCTTGATCATCAGATAAATACATATTACGTTTAGTAATCTTACTTGCCGGTACACGATAAGATAATTCAGTCTTTGGTTTATCCATACCATCTTGAATAGGCTTAAAAAAGAAAGGATAGTTGTTAGAGATAGGAACTATTTTATCTGTAAACATCTTCTTGGCATCGGTTCCTGTCTTAGATAAAACTCCTATTCGAGCATCTTTAGATATAGTAGCTGTGTTCACTGTCTCTGACGAACCCATAAAAGAAAACCCAGAACGTCTTATCTTTAAATAGCACATCCCAAAACTCCTCTTGTCTGCCTTACAAGCCTCCCAGAATAAAAAGAATATTCTATTGGCCTCCCTAAACTCAGGATGACCTACATCAATTTTAGTCCATTGCAAATAACAATAATGAGTACCTGTAATGTAAGTAGGGTTGCCGTTGTTGTTAAACCAAAAACCTTCTTCTCTTTTGTCAAATTCCTGCTCAATATAGCTTACCCAAGCATCTTTGAATTCAGCTGACATTTCATTCCATTGAAATATAGATTTAATTTTAGACAATGCTTTAGGGTAATCAAAAGGCTGCCAACATTTCTCTTCATTAGAATAGCATTTAGCAGGTGTTTTAGGCAGTCCTATTTTTAATCCTTGAATATCGTATATGTCACCAACAGTGCCGTTTTTAGAAATAACAACAATATCGTACTTTTCGTTGTATCCATACTCCCAGTTTTTGGCTTTATTCTTTTTAGCCATCGCTGTTCGTGGAACCACATCTTGTATGATTCGGTATAAGTTATTTCGACCTTCGCTCTGCAAACCCTTGATTACTACTTGTTTTATTTACACTATTTAAAGCTTCTTCTTCTGCATCAATACGATTTAGTATTTCAAACGCATCAAAAATGGCTAGTTTCTTAGTCGCTGCTGCATTCTTTAACCTGTCTGCCGCTAACTCGTCATCGAGGTCAGGCTTAATAATCTTTTCTTGAGCGACTTTTATTAGTTGTTCTACTGCAGCTCTACCAGCCTTAATGATTTTTAATTTAATTTCTTTGCTCATAACGTCATTGTTATATTCTTAGATTTCATTCTATATAGAATCTTATCATCTATCTTAAACTCATATTCCGACTCTGGTTTAAAACAGACTTTATTCCCTTTTTTAACACCTAAATCAGTTAGTTCAGGATTAGTTATTTCTACTGTTCCTGTAAGAGCTTGATGTCTATCGTTGTTAAATATAATAGATTCTTCTTTAGAAGAAGGTTTTATAAAACAGTAATCTAAGTGAGACTTCCATTTTCCATTTTGCTGATACATAAAAAACTGAGTGGGTTCCACTATAAACAAATTGTCTTTTAAAAAACTTCTTCCGCTCTTCTCTCTACCCTTCATATCATTATAATACTTAAAAACATTGTGGTGAACTACCAATATGTCACCGACTTTTACATCACCATCATAATTGATTGGAGTAGCTACTACATTGGCAAATCGATTAGAAACAGTATGATCTTCTTTAGATGAGCTTGTAATAAAGTCAACTTCTCCTATTTTTTTCACATTATCGTACCGAGTGTCATTAACCGGAGTTACAATAAAACCAAAAGGTGACTTCATACTAAAAATTGATATTGTATTCTACAGATACTGGAATAGTTGAATTGAAACTTTTCCAAAGAACAATCTCATTATCTTTAATAATCCAAATCTTAAAACAATTCTTTTCGTCTCGTATGTGATGTATAGTGTACTTACCTCCTAAGACATCTTGTCCAACTAGGTAGTGCATAGCCCCAGACTTATAGTCAGGACCAATTGATATTTTTCTGATTTCCATTTCATTTGATTTTAAGTAGAATAAAAGTGCATTGCAACTCTATTATTAGAAGCAGAAGTATCTGATAAAGAATCGCTTAATGTTCCTGGCGAGGCATTATAACCAGCCTTAGAAACAGCTAAGTTAGCTTCTGAATGACCATCTGCTATACCAATTATTCTTGTAGTTGTATTGGTTGAAGTATATATTACTATTTTTTGACCTGCCGTTAAAGTAATAGCCTCATCAAAAGTTATAGTGTTGATTCCAGCTACTAAAGTACCTGATGTTTTAGACTCTAAAAGAGTAGCAGCTCCTGGGTTGGTTATCGTTCCACTGTATACTGCAATAGTTATTACTGGAGTCCCTACAGTTGCAGATGCTCTAAATATGTCTACTGAATTAATACTTACATCAACATCACATACTGACTGAACTAGAAGTGTTTGAGCTGTAGCAGAAAACCCAGTAGAAGAGTAAATAGATAGAGGTGTAAATCCTGTATCTATAGCAGACCCACCCGTAGCATAATTAGGTATATTCAATGTTCCTGCAGAAAAAGTAGCAGCTCCAGATGTTCCGGTTGTGGTTATCGAAAATGGATCTCCCCAAGAAGCAGTAGTTCCATTAGACTTTAAAACACTGTGATTAGTTCCTATAGTTAAAGTAGTTGTGTCATTATTAGAACTTCCTAAAAACATACTACCCTCATCAAGGTTTGGAGTTGCATTAGTTCTAAAAGCACCTAGTACTGTAAGGGCACCACCAGATCCACCTTTTACTACTTTACCAATTTTTTGAACAAGGTTAGCTTCGGTTCTTGGGGCCGAACTTTTAAAAGATCCTGCAGCTACATCACTAACATATAATTCATCTCCAGTAGTAAAACCTGTTAAGTTTAACCCTGTTAACTCACCAGAAGTGATGACCTCACCTAAAGTACTTGGGTCTATGTCTTCTTTAATGATTCCTATAGCAGACATTGTAGAAGCACTATTTGCTTGAGCTAATTCAATATAAGGATTGTCTCCATTATTACCACCTGGTAAATACACCACTTGTCCTTTTGATAAAACACCTGCTGTATTATTAAACACTTTTTGTAATACTGCCCCGTTAATATCTCCTTCAAATTGTTGTGTAGTAGATACAAGTCCACCGTTGTAAGATATATTACCACTACCATCATCTGTCCACAAAGTAGAAGC